CACGTGACTGGAAGGAGCCCGTTTCACGTGAACTTGACACCGAATGTCCCAGTCAAAGCGCTCCATTGGTTTTTCCGGAACCACTTGTACGAGGATGCCACGAACACCGAGTACTATCAAGATCGATACAACTTTTCAAGTAATGTCCTCGCGACCAACGAAACCGAGACACAGAGTCCCATTGTGTCCGAGACGCAATTCTACCTAAACGGACAACAGTTGATGAGTCTCTCCAAGTCAACGAGTGACCGAACAAGACTCGATGGATCCTACTTTTACAAGTTTACACAACCTCTGAGTCACTTTCTCACGGTTCCGGATAAAAACATTTACACGTACTCGTTTTGTCTTCGTCCCAAGGACCCTTCACCAAGTGGCGGCGTGAACTTCAGTCAGCTTAATTCGGAGTTGACCAAGTTGACTGGTTCGTTTTATAAAGAAGCCACTGGGCGGTACTCGATAAACATTTTTTACACGGGGTACCATCAAATTACATATGAGAATGGGTTTATGAGTCTCACATATGCGGGGATTTAGAACCGATTGGCGAGCGGCCGCTCAACGAAGGAGCCAATCGTGACCCAAAGCATCCAAATTAGGAGGGCTTCGCCCTCAAAGTTGTTCTATGTCGCCACTTGGTCTTGTAGAACCTCCTTTGTCGTTTTAATAATATCATTCTTGATGCACCATCGAATAAAGTTCAACTGAGCCACAGTGGTTTGAATGCCACGAAACTCAATCTTTTCTGTTCGACAAAAGGGATCAAACAACTTTTTTGAGTATCCGTCCAAAGACGACTTATAGGACATGTGTACTGAAAAAAGTTTTCCAGTTGTTGTTGTGTAAGACAAATTCTTCTTTTTAGAGTAGTCAGTGATGAACCATTCGAGATTTCTGAGTGACACCCCAGACGTCTTTTCGAGGATACCCTTGAGCAACTCGAAATTTTCTGGGTCCTCATAAAACTCGGTGATGGACTTTAAAAGTAAATCTGATCGACTCATCTAGGTGACTGGTGAATCTTATTTTTAAGTGTTAGATATCTCACCATATTCTCATTCCTTCGAAATAGACGTCCGTTTGATAAGCGAAAGATATTCCCTTTGAGTGCTTCGCCGAGTGTCTCCGCGTCCGATTTCCATGATCCATAATCGATGATTCGGATATCGAACCGTTTCCCACGTTGAACAAACAAGATGTTTTCACCGTGAAAGTCGCCGTGTTGACCACCAGTAATCCTGTGAAACATATCAAGGGTCTTTAACACAGCATCGTTGAAAATGTTTCCAAAACGACGTTTCACCTGATAAAAGGTGAAGGTCTTCGAGGCAGGGTCCCCGAGTTCCACGTTGTCCATCACGTATTCGGCTCCATCTGGAACGAGTCTCCATGCGTGAATTCTCGGGCCAACAGCCTCTATGTGAGGCATCTGACCAACACGAACCTCTGTTCGAAACCACTTCAACTTTGGTTGTTCTTTCCCTTGCGTGATGACTTTTTGTTGCCGAAACGAAATCTTTTTAATCACATATCGGTTGTTCACATACGCAACTGCACGCCCAGACTGAGATTCGTGTTTAAAAGAAAGTCGTTTGACAACACCGTGTACAGACTGTTGTCCAATCTTTTGACCGGTTCGGATCAGGGACCCGAGGAGACGCCTGTCACCGTGCCAATTAGGCTCCTTGCCGAGGATCGATCCAATGCGGTTAGGGACGTTCCTGCGCTGAATCTTCACAAGGGTGTTTGCGATTCGAATTTGTTTGTTTGTGTTGGGTTTCGGTGAAACCCTGGCGGTCAGGGTCTCCATCGGAAGTCGTCTCGTAGTCGTTGTGTTGTTTAGGGACACGGGGACGTACCGTCTCATTTATCATTCAAATTGAGAAAAGTTCTTCGAACTAAGTGACTCTGGCGTCACTTGGTTCTTAGAAATCAATCATCAACTTTGGCTTTTTGTGGAGCACTTCACACGCGGGACACCCTGGGAGAAAGAGACACTCTTGGAGCGAGTGACCAATGTGAACTGGTATGCCCGGATCGAGTTGTGCAGTCGACGGTGTCTTGACAAGCACTGGGACCTTTCTCTGAATCACGTGTCGACTGCAGTATCCATCGTGTTTTCCAGTCGCGAGACACTGTGTCTTCTTTCCGGTTATACCGCGACACCGTCCAGTTGTTTCTGGTTCTGTGAAGACGAGATCAACGTCACGAAGTAACAATTTCAAAGAAATATCGTGCCTCTTTGAAATTATTTGTGCATACTTGTTCACTTGTATCCGAACCTCTTCTTCAATCAGCTTTTGAAGCTTTTCTACGAGAACGGAATTCATTCTTATTTCATCTTGCGTGCTGAATTTTTATTTGAGTTTCTCCGGTTCCCATCAAGTGTGAGAAGATACATCGTCTGGTAAACTAACTGTCTGATTGTGTCAAGAATGTTCTTCAAGTACGTGTCGCGGACCTTCGTCGAATTCACAATCTTGAGGAGTCCCTGAAAATACGCGCGAGCTTTCATGGGGTTCTGGTTAATAGGTTTCGACGTGTACCCAGAGACCAACCCGTAACGACCTTGGTACCCCTCGGCAAATTCGTCAGTTAAAGGAACAATCGCCTCGTAGTAATTTTGAAGCGCCTTGTGAGCCGCGAACGACTTTGTTCGCCAGTGATACACATGGGCCTGTGTCCTCGAGTGAAGGAGCGCTGAAAGAAGTTTACTCGCCATTGTAGTAACGCACGAAAAGAAGTGATCCAAATTAGGGGGTCTTCGCCCCCAAAGTTGTTCTTTTGAAAAAATCCCCAATCTTCGGTTGCTTCGGATCCCAGTACACCTTTTTCTTTGAGAGCATCAAGTCGCCAAAGATCGAATCCCGATCTTTGATGAGTGGCTCTAGTAGGTCACACACCGGATTCATAAACTTGTTTGTGAAGTAGTATTGGTGATCCAACGGGACGCCGTTCGCCTTGACCCATCCCGGGTCCTCGGACTTTTCAAACTGCTTGTCACCAGTCCCGTGAACGATGACGAATTGAACGCGGTCACCAGATTGGGGCTCTGAACCCGGTTCGCGGTCCCGCATTTTGTTTCGAACTTGCACGTGTGGAAGATTGTCAGACGCGTACGAGTCCGCCAACTTCTGGGACAAAATCAACTTCTCCATCGGAACACGACCATCGAGGAGTTCGACGGCTCGTTTCTTTGCGAGTTCGATCGCGCCATTCGGGTTATTACTCTCGAGAATCACGTCGAGGAGCTCTTTGCACACCTCGCGGACAAAGGGGGTGTTGTCTCGTCGCACGAGCTGAAGACCCTTGACATCAATCTTTTCGAGCTCCATGGCGCCAGATTTCCCCTTGACCCACATTTTTGCCGCGTATCGCTTCTTTGAGTACAAAAAGTAGGGACAGTACACCTTTTCGAGCTCCAAATCGTTCGGGTGCTTGAACAACTTGGAACACTCATTTGAGGCTCGTTCTCCAAGTTCCCACGAGTACTCAATCGCTTCGACTCCTGTTCGACCTTGCACATCAAACTCCACCATGACCGAGTCCGTATTGTGAACTATGAGAGACCCGACACCCGCGTGAAAGTGGTGATTCTCCGTCGTCAGATCGTACACGTACTCACCGGTGGTCCCCAAGTCCACAATCGAAGTAATCTTCGTGCTCACGGGTTCCTTTTGAGGTGTCAGCGTGTATTTGCCCAAGGCGTGTTGGACCAACACGTGATACCCAGCTGCCCGAAAGGCGTAGTACATTTCGAGCGCCTCAACCTCGTTTGTGACCACGCAGACAGTCTCTGGGAGTTCCTCGTATTGTGGCGCAGGGAACGAGTGAAGGAGACGATTCCCGACTTGCACGTGACCAGGTTTCACCATGACACCGCCAGGTTCGAGAAGCGAGTGGTCCTCGGTCACGCATACCGATCCAGATTCGGTCGTGACTCGGAAAATCTTCTTTTGACACCGGTGTCGGATGATTGTGTGCACCTTGGTCCATCCAGTCTCTGTCCACGACTCGATGTTTCCGAGCGGCGAAAACTCCTTGTCACCATCCGTGTACCATCTGCATCCAAGCGAAGAAATCTTTTGAAACGTAATCTTCCCTTGGACCCGAAGGAGCAAAGGAGTCTCACCCGTGACTGAGTCTCCGTATCTGACAACAGCTCCGGGGAAATGCTTCTCCACGTAATTCTTCGTCTCCTCAATCATGCTCCGGCCCTTCATGGTGACTGTCGAGGCGATCGCGAGACACGGGAGCATTCCTTTGGCCGCACCCGTGAACCCGTAGACTGAGTTCATGGACACCTTGTACGCGAGCTGTTTTCCGTCGTAAATCTTCTCCATAACGTGATTCTTGGCCGCCTTGGCGATCGCCATGTCCTTCTTGGCTTGTTTTCGAAACAACTTCAGTTCATCGAGAATGGCTGGAAGGAGACTCGGGACACCCTGGGCAAACTTGTGCGTCCCAAACGTTTCGTATTCTATGCCCGGCACATTGTCATACTTGGGGCTCATCACGAGCGAAGAGTAACACAAGTTGTGTGCCATCATGATGCTCGGGTACAAACTCGCAAAGTCCAGGGCCGTGATTGGGGCGTAGTAGGCGCCTGTCTGCGCGGACAACACCGTGGCCCCCTCGTAGCCTTCGGCACCCTGTTTGTTCTTGTCGAAGCGAATGACTGGAACCATGAAATTCAACTCGCGAGCCTTTCTCGTCAACTGCGAAAACACCTTGATTTGCTGACCTCTCTCTGCGAGATAACACAGCGGGACCCAGGTGGCCTTGGCCATCTCCACGAGATTCAGGAACGTGAAGAGTTTGTCCATCAGGGCGTGTGGAAGCAACGTATCCTTGACGCAGTACTCGGCCACCTCCGAGAGCTCCTTGGGGTCTTCCTCGCGAAACCGCCGAAACATCTCCTTGGGACTCATGTCAATCTTTTGGTCCCCGAGAAACTTTTGCGAAACAAAGTTCAGTGAATACGAATCGAGTTTTTGTTCGCGCTTCACCTCGTGGAACAAGTCAAAGATGAATCGTCCTGGCATCGGAAGAAGTTTCAGAGCATTGTCGCCGAGTGCACTCGAGGACAACTTTTTGTACACCATTTCGCAGTGATGATCTCGAAGTTTGCTCAGTTGAAAAAACTTTTGCGAGGCCCCGGCGACCAAGGCTCGCTTGTACACGTACTCCAAGTCAAATCCGAAGATGTTCCACCCCGTGATGACATCCACGTCCCTCTTCTCGAGGTATCCCTGGAACCCCTCGATGAGTTCTTTCTCCGATGGATACCAGATGACTTTGGCGTCTTCGAGCGGCGCAGTCTCCTTGTAGCACAGACAGACTCGTTCGTGTACTTGGTGCCCCTGTCTTCTGAGAGTCACCGCAATCTGAAAGACCGCGTCACCGTCAACATCTGCATCTGGAAACTTTCCGGTTGAGCTATTGGTCTCAATATCAAAGGATGCGATTATGAAAGGAGCGATATCATCTCGTTTGATGGGCTTCAACTTCGTCCAGTCGTTTTGAAAGAGATCCACGTCGGTCTTGGCACAGTCACCCGGGACACAATCCCCTGTGTCGAGCCACCCAGTCGATTGGATCCCTGTTCGGTGCATGAGTCTGAGAACTGGTTCGATGTTGGCTTCGTAGATTTTGAGGAGATAGGTCTCACCGGGTAACTTTCGACGCAGCGCGTAGTCACACTGTTTCATGTGTTGGAGCGTTGTGAAGTTTAACCGCATAAATGTTTGAAGTTCATTGTTTTGAAAGCCCCACAAGTCCTTGGCTTTCAAAACAGAGTAATTCTTAACAACGGGACAGGCCTCCTTGATTTTGCGAAAGAGTTCACCTGCGTCACGGGACCCGAGTTTCACAAAAAAGTATGGCTTGAACTCGGTGGACACGCAGACGGATTGACCGTTTTCTGATCTCCCAAAGATGCTGATGATGTGTTGGGAGTCGTCGACGTCCCGCGCTTCCCAGGTGAGTGCTTGGAACGCGGCGGACATTTTTCCTTGTTAGACAATTAGGGCGCCATTTTCTTAATGGATGCCATCATCAAGAAATTTACGAGTCACCACAACATCTCAGTCAAGGTTCTCAAAAAAAATACACCCGCGATGACGTACTCAGATTACTCAAAGAGGACCCAGAGGTTCTACACCAGTCTCGCGCGTGACATTAAAGATGACCTCGAGGCGTGTTCGTATGACTTTGTCGAGGATCGGGTTGTTCTCAGTGTCATTCCACTTGATGGAGGTCCAGAACAGTTGTATGATTTATTTGAAAACCCTTCGCCATCCGGAGACCAAAATAATATCAATGGAATGTAATAATGTCAGGAGGCAACGGAGCTCTTGTCCAACTCGTGTCAAAAGGTGCCCAAGATGTGTACATCACTGATTCCGTCAGGGGTGAATTTCCATTCAAGACCATGTACTCCCGGTACCGAAACTTTGCCCAGGTTCCCAAGAAGCTCTCTTTCCTTGGACAGATTCAGGCTGGCGGTTCGTGTATCCTCCAGATTCAGAATATTGGTGATCTTCTCACGGGCATGTGGCTCGAGGGCCCAGAGGGTCTCTCGAACGTTCTCGCCGGCTCAAAGTTTGAATTGTACATTGGTGGTCAAATGATCGATTCGCAAACCACCGATTACATGACGGAAATTTGGCAAGCGTTTTTGCCCGAGACCCAAGCCAAGTCCGAGACGTGGAACAATTTGGTCTCAACCACCAATGACACATTCTTTCCGTTTCATTTCTTCTTTTGCGACAATGACATGTTTTTGCCGCTCTTGGCGCTCCAGTATCACCCGGTTGAGATTCGAATCACGTGGGGCCCCAACGTGACTCCGTCGTCAGTCACCGCCGCGTTTGGCAACTTTGTGTTTCTCGACACAAAGGACCGAGATGAATTCACAAAGAAACCCTTGGACATCCTCGTGACACAAGTGCAAAGAATGCCCGTGACGAATCCGAACAACATTGATCTTTCGACATTGAATCACCCCGTGAAGGCTGTCTTCTTCGGGACGCCGCTGTCGTCTCCGTCCACATTCACCTTTGACAGCATTGATATTTTACTGAATGGTACCTACTTGCTCGAGCAGATGAGTCCCACGTACTTTTACACAGCCCAGGTGTACTACAACACGAAGCACGGGGTCACGACGTTTGACGCGGTGACCAAGACCCCAAAGTACACGCACTATTTCATGTACAGCTTTGGTCTCGACGCCTCCAGTTATCGTCCAACTGGGACCTGCAACTTTTCCCGCCTTGACAACGCCAAGATGAACGTGAGCAACCCCCAGGGCACCACAGACGTGTTACTCTACGCCATCAACTACAATGTTCTTCACATTGAAAAGGGACTCGGCGGTGTTTTATTTGGAAACTAATAGTAAATGTCTCAGCGAGGAAACGTTGTGTTTTACGATTCTGTTATCACACACCCTCAAGACACTTCCTATGACGTGACCGTGAATAACACCGGTGCTTTGCATATTGATTATCAGACGTCTTCTCTTTCGTTGGGACTCAATGCTGCTCAAAGTGGACAAGGGAACGGTGCAATCGCAATAGGACCCAATGCAGCCCAGATGAATCAAAATAATTATTCAGTCGCCATTGGGAATAGTGCCGGACACACGAATCAGGGCATTGGATGCATTGCTATCGGTTCAGGTGCAGCCATGTCGAATCAGGGTGATCACTCGGTGGCCATAGGTAACAACGCTGGTCACAGTGTGTGCAATCCTGGGGACATCATTTTGAACGGAGGAGGCGAGACACACCTTGACGCAGTCCCAGATCAAGATGCATCCTTTTATGTGAATCCTATCCGAGCTGTTGAAGAGTCAACTGGTGTTCTCACGTATAACAATTCAACGCACGAAGTTTCTCAAACCTCTAATGTGACCCTGAACACAGTTGTGGCATCGGGTCAAATTCGAAGCGTTGGTCCTACTGGAGTACGAGAGATAACAAACGGAGCAAATATTACCATAGATCTTCGAAACAAATCGTTTGTCTTCATTAATGATGGTCTTAATAATATTCTGACAGCAACCAATTATAACTTTGGAGACCACCTGTACATCCAACTCGCTGGATCAGGAACTGTTGACTTTTATTCCGGATTTGCAGTGTCAAATAGATACATGACAAAGGGGGGAGCACTTATACACTTTATATGTGATGGTGCACACATGGTTGAAGTTTCTCGATCAGCGTGGGATATATACGTTTATCCTTAATTCACCGCCTTTTTCTCTTCATCAATGAGAAGACCCTCGTCCACATAGGTTCCTTCGCGAATCAGTTTAATGTCCGCCAAAAGTTTTTTAAGCATCACATTATTTGATGATTCAAAAACTTTTATCAAGGATGCCAAGGCGCTGATCCCAGCTCCGATCCACACAAGAAACTTGGCGTTGTATCCCGCAGCCACCGTGGTGATCAGGATCCCAGACGTCTGAACCACGTGAAACGCGTACTCGAATATCATGTTCGATTTGTTCAAGTGTTGTCTTCGTGTCAAAAACTTTTTGAGATCTGCCAATCGATTCTGATTGAAAATCTTTTGAATTTCTTCATCCACATTCACGACCACATCAACATTCGCTGACGCCAGTGCACTTCGTGCTGAGACATTCGACGTCATCCGTTACCAACTTCATAGAAAAGATACTGGAGGGGTACTGAATGTCGAATTTAATCAGGGTGTCATTCACCGTGTAAACACGTCTCGGGTCCAAAACACCGAGTGTCCTGGTGTTCACCTCAAACGGCTCCCTGAAGTGTGGGCACGTGAGTGTGACTCCATTCACAGAATCTTCGAAGGACACCTTGGGTTCCCACGACAATTGGGTCCCTTTTCTCGTGAAAACCGGGTCATTCTCCACGTGAACGATGAATGAAATCTTGTCACATGAAATTCGAAACCCATTTTGGAGTCCTGGTGGACACACGAGACTCGCGAGAATCTGTTCGTCAATGCCGAGAGTCCCTAGCCCGTGACACACGTGACACGGTCTCTGAATAGTCTGAATAAAGGGTCCCATTCGGATCTCACCCATGAAGAGCCCGTGGCCTCCACACACGCCACACTGCTTCTTTCGAGTCACTCGAAGATTCTTTGTTGTGCCTAAAAATGCGTCCCTCAGTGTCACAGTGATGTTGTACTCCTCTTGCTTTGGCGGTCTCGCTCGGAATCCCGGTGGAACATCAAGTTCTTGACGCTTATCAGGGTCGGAGAGAACTTCATAAGCACTGGACACGCGCTTGAATTCCTCGGGGTCACCACCCCTATCAGGGTGGTGCTTCATGGCGAGCTTTTTGTACGCCTTTTTGATGTCATCTTCTGATGCATCACGAGGGACACCAAGTATCTCGTACATGATTAATATAATACACAATTAATAATGATAAACGAAACGCGGGGTCGAAACTCGCTTCGCTCACCACTCGGTTTAAAAAACGAAACTCGTTACAAGTCGGTTGTTGTCCTTCGTCAGGGAAAAGATTTCATAGTCGTCCGCGACAAAAAGTCTGGAGATTGGACTTTTGTCGTGGGTGGGTGCAAACTCGGAGAAAACTCCAAAAACTGTGCCCGAAGAGAACTTCGAGAGGAAACCAGGAACACTATTAGAGCAAATCACTTGAATCACCTGTTTCACTTTATGAGCACCAGGCGATCTCGTTCCGAAAAAGCCAAGAATAATGCCGAGGGCAAGCGTATCACGATGCGATACAATGTGTACAAGTCAAATGTGAATAAGAACATCAGACGTATCAAAAACAATTTTCACAGGACTCGACCTCGAACAAATGCGAATGCCGAAACGACAAATATCAACAAAAAGTCGCGTGAAAATCTTTTGCGACGAGGTGTCATGTGGGACTTTATGGCGAATCACGTTCTTCGAAGGATTCCAAATACTAATAGAACACGAAATAGGTGGTAACACTCATCAATTAGAATACATGATACCAGCTTGTCCCTTTTCGATGCGAAGGATATTGTAATTGACTGCGTAAATGTTCGTGTCAATCATTTTGGTCGAAATGACTCTTGTGGAATCAAGCCGACTAAAGTTGAGCGTTCCAGTTGGCTGGAGTTTGCTCGTGTCGAGACAGAATGGATACAAAAACGCTCGCTTTGTTCCCACGTACGGAGAGTGATAGTACTGTGTGACCCAAGTAAAGTGAGGCGACCCTGGCTTTGGTTCAGTCACATCAGTGCCGTTGATTTGAAGATTCACGAGGGACGTGTTGCTATTCCAATCACTCAAGGGACTCACGAGAAACTTGACTGGGTGATTCAGAGTCAACTGTTGATTCTTGTTCATTGAAGGGGTCGTCCTCTGGACCTGTGTCACGAGCATATCGAGACGATTCTTGGTCATGAGATCGCGTTCGGAAGAATCGAGATAAATGTAATTGGCAAACACATCGTAGACCTTTCCTTGGAGATCTTTGCCCCAGTACAGTCTGATCTCAATGTCCTGATACTGAAGAGCCACCAGGGGGAGACACGATTGCCAACTTTCGGAAAAGAAGAATCGAATCGGGAAAAAGTTTGTGCCATTCAGATTGCCAAAGTTTGTGAGGACACTCAAGCTCGACTTGGAATCGCTAGTGGCGAGGATATCCGTGGTCAAGTTTGAAAACTCATAGTACTGGGTGTCAATGAGTTGACCACCAATGTAAAGTTCGATGGAATCGATGGTTTGTTCCCAGTTGACAAAACTTCCATCTGTGGCGGCAATGTACACGTATCCAAGAAGATCACCCTTTCGATCAAAGCGAACCGTGGTCATGGCATTCGCGACGGGGTTTCCTTGCATGAGTTGGCGCTCGACAGTTTGTGAAAAGTTGGTGTGACGCTTGTACGTGGATTGGAAAAAGGAAACCTCAGGGTTCCCAACAATAAAGGCATCCTGAGCTCCGACGGCCACAAGCTGGGTGATTCCTCCAGACATTATTACACTAGGCGGTGAAAATAAAAAATATGAAATAACAAATGAAAGTCTCGCTCATTTTAATCATCGTGGCACTTGTCGCTCTCTTCTTCTTGTTTAAAAAGACACCTGCAACCAAGTCATGTGGATGCAACAAAGAAAGTTCCGTGTATCTCGATGATCCAGCGACAAATCTTGATCAGCCAGTACAGTACAGTGAATTTTTGAATCCAGCTCATGGAGGTCCTTTGGTCTAAAGAACCGATTGGCGACGAAGGAGCCAATCGTGACCCAGTCTACAAGTGGTTTCGCTTCGCTCACCAGACACTCAATTAAAGAACCACTCGTGACCAATTAAAAAATAAGTCACCAGTAATGAAGACAATAGTTGTGATTCTCATCTGCGTCACAGTGCTCGTGATTGCGTATCTTTACAGCAGACCGCGAACAATTTACGAAGTGGGTGTTTTTGAACCATCGTGGCCAGTCACGTGGACTTATGATTGGAGCGGTGGTCACGGTCGTGATCGCCACCGGATACTACGCGAACGTGGCCCCTATCACATGAATTATGGACCACCGCATTCAACACCAGGAGGTGACGGGAGGGCGAGGAGATAATTATCCCAAAAGATGCCTCCGACACACAGCCTGATAACAAGAGTCTCCAACGAGTTCTTGATTTGTTTCACATGATAATCTCTTTGAAAATGGACCCACGGTCCCATCGAGACACACCATACAAAGTGCAGTCAACTTTGTCACCTTGTCCGCCAAGGGCACAATCATCAAGAGTTCGCCAAACACCTGTTGACGATAGTCCCCATCCAGTCCCGCGATAATCAAGTGCTTCCCTGCGGCCAAGGCGCGTTCCACAAAGGGCCTGAGCCCCTTGAAGAATTGCGCCTCATCAATTGCAATAACGTTAGCAGTCAACGAAACATCAATAAGATAATCTGTTTTCACACAGTCAAACGTCACCTTGTCGTGTGTCTGCAAAACCTCCAACGGGTTCCTTGTGTCCTTGGTAGAGTTGATTACAAGAACCGATTCGTTAATCGCCTTGAAACGCTTGAGACGACGAATCATCTCAGACGTTTTTCCAGAAAACATGCCACCGAGGATTATTTCGAGAGACATTTTATTTTAGTGTGTCTTATTTTTTTAACTTTTTTTTTGTTCAAGTGTCGGAGGGTCTTTGACCCGGAGACACTTTTTTCGAGACTTACTCGACTCAATCAGATGTTGTAGATCGAGTCACAGTGAGTTTCATGAGTGTCCCATCCATGTCTATGTTTTGAATCTCTGTGAAATAGGGATTCTTTGGAAACTCCTTGAGAATCTTTTCGTACTCGAGGATGCACTGACTCGGTTTTCCCGTGAGTTCGTATACGAATGTCCTCGGGTACTCGGTTCTCGTGTCCACCTTGAGCAGGGGCACCTTCGGGGTCGTGGGGACTACTGGAAAAGAGTTTATGCGTCGAGAAAGCATCCGAAGAGCCTTGGCGAGATAACGCTCCTCGTAGCTCCAGACTTCGACGACACATCTCTTGAAATCGAGCCAAATATAATCACAACGGGAAAGTTCCGTGATGCGTTTGAGATGAAATCCAGATCGCCCAATAAACTTTTCGGGACACACGTGGCTGGGAACGGCAATCTCAGTGTAAAATGCATCAACGGGAGGGTTGTAGGCTGGCATCTTTGCTTTTGGTTACTAGTACTGTGCGTGACTTTTTTAACTGTGCCGAGCCGATGCAAAGCATAGTTGAGTAGCGGGCCGCTTTTGGTTTTTTAACTTGGTTTACTACAAATGTGGCACGTTGTGCGTCGAGGTCTTGATTTAAAGAGCATCGAAAGGTTTCCGCGTTCGAGGACCATTGGGGGATCATCAAAACACGGTGTCGTTCGACCCTTGATGTACAAGGGGAACAAGTTTCTTCTCGTTTCAAAAGAGATGCCCTTGAAAAACAAAAAGATTTTCAAACGAGAAGTGCAAGTGGGATCCATCAAGGGGATTGAAGCCTGTGGTCCTCGTGTCTTTGCGTGGAGAATCACGGGTACCAAGTGTGAATACATCATGGACAACTTGGCACGAGGTGACAAGGACGCCAAAGTGCGAACATTTGCCAATTATCAAGGCACCAGACCTTGGAAAAAGTTGTACGATGTTCTTCTCAAGTTTTACAAGGTGACGGGTGGTTTCCACGGTGATCTGCACTTGAACAACATAGCAATCATCACGAAAGGATCGCGTGTCACGGTTCAAGTGTACGATTACGGCACGTGGCACCCCTTTTCGAGACGAGTCACTGGCAACAAAATCATGCCGTATCTCGCAGCCGCAAAGGCACGTCTCGGTAACGTGAACCGAGGAAACGGTGTTTTCAAACCGCGAAATGGAGGACAGTTGTATCGTGAAAATGCGGATGTGCTCGGGGCAAATGTGTTGAGAGCCTTTCGAAGATACAATGGTGGGTCACCAAGTAATTCGTTGTTTAACGTTTCCTCCTAGACTTGTTAGCCTTTTGACGATCCATCATGTACATGTATCGAATCTGAGCCTTGGCTTTATTCAAAGTTGTCCCATACGAGAGAACCTTTCCTGTATTTTTCACTCTGACGCGGTACAAATTCTTTCCTGGGAGCTTGCGCAAAATATAGGGCATTATTATTATCACCTAAGAAAATGTGAGACACGTTTTTGGTTGACAGGTGTTTTAAAAACCAAGTGACGAGCACCAGCCACGAGCAACGCGAAAGAGAAGTCACTCTAGCGGTCGAGAGTTAATCATAATTGGCTCCGCCACTTGAACTTTAAAAGAACTAATCATCATCATCACTTATTGAAAAGTTTTGTCGACTCGGGTGCCCAAAATACTCTGCAAGACCTCTAATGACTAAATCATTTCGATCACGGGCTGTTCGAAGACGGTACTTTCGCCACTTATCTTGGATGGTGAGAGCCCGAGCGTCTAAAGAACACCAGTGAACCACATCCTCTTGAAAGATGATACGAACTTTGAGTTTCAAAAGAAATTGAATCATTATTTCTTTTGAACCGAGAAAGCTAATACGTGTCAGGTTAGATATCATCCAGTTGTCACCATCAAGATACACACGGTATCCATTCGAAGCTCCAAAGAAGACACAAAAGTCTTCGTCAAGAGACAAGAGGGCTTTCAGGGGTGTCTTGAACATTTATCAGTAGTTATCAGCAACACAAGCAAGTCTGAGACATGTTTTTGGAAGTCAGGCGTTTTAAAATCGAAGGAGTGGTTTTCACGAAAGTAACAATTGAATTTCATATCGAATAATCGACTGCAAGTCTTCAATAGAGGTACTCTGAATGACCTCTGGTTTGAGATCTGGTCTTAGTATACAAAGTCCTTTCAAGAGATCCTCCTTTTCAGTTGGTTCACCGGTGAGTTTATTCATAACCAGTGTCATCAAGAGTTTATTCGCCAGGTGAACACGGTCGCGCTTGGATTTTTGTTTCGACATACAGACACCCATGGTGGTTCTTTATCAGTCTGATATTCGTGACACAAGGAGGTCTCAGACACTTTTTTGGTGACATGTAATTTTAAAAAGTTGCTCCTTAAACCTTAGAATCGATAATCGCAAATGCATCGCGAATCAGTCGACACTCAGTCTCATTCTTGGGTTTGGGCCACACACCCTTGCGGCTTTTCCACTCGAGAACTTGCATGATAATTTTGAGAGCCTGGTTGGTGGACATCTAAAGACTGAGTGGTGAGCGAAGCGAGGCACTCGAATTTGTTTTATTAGTAGACACCCTGTGACATGAGTGTACTTGAGACACGTTTTTGTCTTAAAGACACGCATCTGTATCTGGGGTATGGAGTTATCAGAGAGTCTCATGTGTCCCTGCAACAATCATGTGTACGCATCTAGAAAGTCACTCGCGACTCACAGGAGAACAAACGCACATCAACTCTGGGAGTTACCAAACACCATTCGTGATCTCAACATTCGAGTCAATCGTCTTGAGAATGAAAATGGTCAGTTAAAGAGGGACGTGGAACGATTGGAAGCTCTGAATCAGCTTCCAAAGGCCAGTGTTCGATCCAAGGTGCTTTTAGGTGAAAAGATTAAAAGTTTTGTACAGTTTTTTGATTCTAACCGAGTGGTGACGAAGGAGCCACTCGTCGCCTAAGTTTTAGTGGTGTCACTACTTCTGGGGTGGCAACTTGAACGCAAACTTGCCAATTTTTTCAGTCTCGTCTGATTCAGCCCAAGACTCCGAGGGATCAGTGGGCACAGTAATCTGAAGACCGTGGAGTCTCTTGGGTTCGTACACCTTGGCTTGAACAATGGTCCACGTGAGTCCAATCTTCTTGTTGAAAAAGTACACATTCTTGAGTTCCACGAGCGCCGTGAATGTCTTGCCCTTGAAGAGACCCTCTTCGAGTTCCGATGGCGTCAGATTCTCTTCATTCGGACCAAAGAAGAGCGTCTTTGTGTCCACCTTGATCCGAAACTTTGGATCGTACTTTTCAGACATTTTGAGATTCGAGTTGAAGTGTTCACTCGGGTCACCGGGCAAGAGACCAAGTGTCCTCACGTGATCGAGTACCACCGTCTCAATGTTTGTGAGAAACTTGTAAAACTTGTTGACATAGGACCCCTCTTCGTTCCACCCTCGGAGTGACGCGTCAATGTTGTACTTTGTCGGTCCAAACTTGTTGGGGAACCCAGAGAGCCCAAACGGGGCGTACACGCGTGGAATCTGAAACTGAAGCGGGTCACCGTTGGGCATAGACAATGCAATACCGCGGTTGTACTCGCCAAAGGTGACATCAGAGAGGTTAAAGTCTGCGAATCTCATTTCTTACTGGTGTACTTGCGTTGCATGTTTTTAATACCAAGTGGTACGGGCGGAGCTCGCGCTCCTTGACCCCTGATTCAAAGCACTCCGTGCTAGAACCACTTTGACTTCAAATCCAAATGCATTGTTGGGAGTTGACCTCCACACACCTGAAACTGGCGATTGGCAGTCGACCCAAGAAGTTCAGACTTTCTGTCGTCACGAAGGAAATAGGTATTCACCAAATAAGGACCTGTTTTACCAGCTGGTGTCACGGGGACATAGGACCCTATAAAACTCGGGGCTTGATCAGGCTTGTATCCCATTGGAGGTTGACCCAAGAGCGGTTGGCGGAAAGCTTCATTAAAATCGGCACCAAGAACCATTTAATCTTCTCTGATATTTAATAATGACCTCCATCTTGCGAACGGTCCAACAGACTGATACTCCCCTGGGACTCATGTTCTTTTCAGAGCTCAACATGAACAGGATCCAACGAATGATTCGTCAACAATTCAAGGATCAAACTGGTATTTCCATCGACTATCAAAACCAAGGTGACGTATTGACACTGATGCGAATGGTGTACATTAACAACTCGAGGGACCCGTGGTCTCAAGCACTCGATCAACAACTTCAGACCATGAATAACGCTGTCGTCAAGACGGCCCTGGGACAAATTGGGACAGGTGTCAATCAGTATATCCACTATATCCGTGACATTAGTTCACCGCTCCAATTGAATGATCTCCCCGTGAGCACATCCACCCACGGAAACTCGATGAAGTCACAGTACTTGTGGAAATAGAACCAAGTGGAGAGCGAAGCGAGCCACTTGTGACACCTGGGTTTCAATACAAGTGGCTTCGGTCTCGACACTTGGCAGTCTTGAACCAAGTGGAGAGCGAAGCGAGCCACTTGTGACACCTGGGTTTCGAAGAACATCTAAATCGACCCAAGTTGTCTATTAAACACTTCACCCACTAGATACCCAAGTATGGCGCTCAACTTGTACAGAGACTCGACGCAACAACTATGTGAAATGAAGGGGTGGAATCGAGCCCCTATAAACACCGTGTGGCTCTTGCTCACGGAGGAAATTGGGGAACTCGCTTCTGCTATTCGGCAATATACAAAGGTCTATCAGAAAACCGGTCTCATCAAGGACCGTGGGACGGATGTTCAGATGGAAATGGGTGATGTGTTTAGCTATCTCTTTCAAATTGCATCCATGTTGAATATAGATCTTGACGAAATGTGGTACAAACACCAGTGTAAAATTGCAGATAAACAATACGAATATCAGGCACGATTCAAATAACCAAGTGGTGAGCAAAGCGAGCCACTTGTAGCTCAGGGTCACTCGGTTTTTTTAATAACTAAGTAGCCAGTCAAACAACCAAATTATTAAAAAATCAAATGGTACTCGATTTTTTAATAAAAACGCATAGTAAATGTCTTCATACGACATGATCGATGACGAAAAGAAGATGAATCAGGTGAACCCCTTTGCCACCAGTGGTCCAGGTGCGTGGTCAAAACCGTATCCCTTTGCGCCGAAAGGTCCTTTAATAGAACAAGAATCGCGTCTTGATTCGTCTGAACCGTCTCCAATGTGTCTAGCTGACATCAGTTGCTCAGCACCCTTTGAGGACCCGATTTCGTGTCCATTAAAGAGACCGCTGGAACCGACACGTGAAATCGAGCCTGACATCGGCACTGGGTCCCTGGATGCATTGTATGGAAACACATTGGTACCCAAGGAAAAGAACCCGGTACTCGTCCCTCGGTTTTGTGATACTGGTGACGGGTGCACCGTAAAAAAATCAAACTGGTGGGTGATTCTAGTACTCATCCTCGCAATTGTTCTTGCATTTCGTAAAAGTATTTTTTGAGACGTCTCGTGTTGCGACACGTTGACACCACGTGGAGAGAAGTCGCGTTGATCAGATGATCGAGCATCTCACACTGCCACTTGCAATTGATATTCACCTTTGGTGCCACGAACGTTGGATCGAGAATCTCGAGCGAATTGATGGCCGCCGCCTTATAGGAAGGTTCTTCGTCTTGATACTCTTCAAGCACCAACTTGGCGAGTTTCCTCCAAACCTCCAGATTTCGAAACGTCATCACTCGAAGAAAGTCCGTGTACAAGACTCTGTCCGCTTCCCCAAACTTGAGTTCGTTCCAGTTGCCAAGCGGAAACGTGTACACGTAATCCGTCTTCTTGACCCAACCGACACCCGATTTCCATTTCAGGTGCTCAATCTCAACGGCTTGTTCACCGTCATACGTGGCACGAAGAACGATAGCCATTTTCTACTTGGAGAGTGGTGTTTTCTTTTAATACTTTTCTCCGTGTCTTATAAATGTATCAGAAAGAGATTGGCAGCCGCGCGGAGGTCGGCCATGGAATTGCCCATAGAACCACTGGTGGTTTAACACAGGCTGATTTGGTTCTAGGCGAAGATGGGTCTTGGAAATCGAAGAAAAAGGCGGGACAGATTCCCCCCCAACTTGTCGCCTTTTCAGAAGCCAGAAAGCAAATTGTTGACAAGCGAAAGAACAAGTCGTCATTCGAGGATCACATGGTGAAAAAGGGGACCAAGGCTTATGAAGACTTTATGAAAAAGGCGAAGAAGCTTCAAAAGAAAGAGAGTAAATAAAAAGTCGTCATCTAGTAAAATGGATCCAGCGTGGCGAACAGCAGTCACTCGCGCAAAAAAGAAGATTGGAAGCACCGGGTATCAAATCATCAAGGGACCCCTTCTCAAAGAAGCCCAGAAGATGTATTGTGCGTCAAAGGGGAACAAGTAGACCAAGTGGGTGAGCAAAGCGAATCCACTTGTGTTCCGAAAGGAACTTTCTCGGCATCTACTAGATGAATGAAGAACCAAAGGATGGTGAACCGAAACGAAAAAGAGGTCCGCGGGTTTGGCACGAGCAACAGGAACGAATCTTGAAATCATGGGGTGAATCATCCTCGTGTTATCGCTACATGCACAATCAAGCGTATCAGAAATACAAGAAGCAATCCATGCGATTCACTTTACCAATCATCGTGATTAGCACAATTACTGGCACGGCAAACTTTGCACAGTCCATATTTCCACCGTCGTGGGTCTCGTACGTGCCACTGGTCATAGGGGCCTTTAATCTCGTCGCCGCCATCATGACCACCGTGTTGCAGTTTCTCAAGGTGAACGAACTCATGGAGAGTCATCGCGTCACGAGCATCCAATACGGAAAACTCGCCCGAAACATTCGACTCGAACTCGCCATGCCCTTGACCGAACGAAAACACGATGGATACAACATGGTTGAGATTTGCAAGGCTGAATACGATCGTCTCATCGAACAGTCTCCTGCCGTGCCAAAGTCCATCTTGTTGACATTTGAGGACAATATCAAATCCAACAAGAAGGAAGAATCAAACACGTTTACTCGACCAGAGATTCTCACGGTGTCCCCAATTCCCCTTTTTGACCGCGATGCGGAAGAGGAGCGACTCCGCGTGAAACACATGAAACGTCTCGAGGAACTCAAACGCGAACAGGAACTTCGTGTTCCAAAGAAACCCACGGTCACAGTGGTGACTCCGCGACGAAGAGTCATCGAAGAGATTGAGTCCCTGAGTCGAAAACACTTGGTGAAACAAAGAACCGGGTGTTTCTCAGTTGACACTACTGAGGTGCCGTCCCATCCCGCACGCCTTGAAGAAATCGCGATAGACATTCCACCCGAAGAACAAGATACACAAGAAGTCCAATCAGAAGAAGGTTCACAAGGAGGCTACCGACAACAAAGGGAACAGCTCGACGTTTGAGCGGTTTCACGATTCGTGATTGAATAGCCTCGTCGCCAAAAAACATATCGAGGGCCTGTGTCGTCAAGGATCCCATGATGGATGGAGTGTCACCCATTTGTGATTCAATGGCATTTAATTTTTGAACAAGTGACGACCTCGAGATCCTAAGATTGAGCGGGGTTTCACCCAAGCGGGCGGAGCCCGCGACGCGGCCGTAGGCCGCTCCGCTCGTGTTAAAAGACTTTTTCTCCAATGAATCCATGGACAAGTTCGTCACTGTAGTCCGCAAAAAGGAATCCAAGGTTCCGACTGCGACACAGAAACGATGCATCAAGGGTCTCCGAGATATGATCACGGGAAACTACACGATTCTCGTCTTTGGACCCCCCGGTGTCGGAAAAACATTCATTGTAAAAAGAGCTCTTGCAGGTCTCTCGTACATTGATCTCGAAAAGCCCCAAGACTTTCCAGAGTCAACGGCTCATCTCGTGTTGGATGACGTTGAGTTTGAGGGTGACCTCCCTCGGTCACTGGGATCAACCATTGTCGTCTCGCAAAAGTTTGCACACGGGTACCAAAGTTACTATGAAATCCCAAGTCTCCCCGAAAAGGAGATGATCAAGATTGCCAGCGAGTACTTTGACGGTGACATTGAGTCTGGTGGCGCCACAAACATTCGAACATTCTTGACCGATCTGGATTTTTCGGGTGACAGAGACGCTTTCCCGACTCCAAAAGAATTTGTCACGGATCTTCTTTGTTCAAACAAGATTGACAAGTGGTCTCACGCTGGACACGTGGTGATGGAACACGGATACTCGTTCGGAATCGTTCACGAAAACTATCTGGATGCCAAGGGGGACCCGTTGCGTTTGTGCGAGTGGATGTCACTCGCAGATACACAAGACGATTACGCAAAGAGCGCAGCCTTTTTCTCCTTTTTGGGGATCATCGCCCCGAGCATCCTCTTGAAGGGATCCCTGAAACCGGGTGACATCCGTCCCGGGAGCTCGTGGACAAAGTTTAACAATTACAAGATGCGCTCCAAAAAGTTTGCATCCATGTCAAGAAAGATTCCAGTGGACATTGATTCGTTATCAGTTTTGAATCAGTACTGTGTCAAGGGCGACTCAGCTGCAATTGATCGTTTGAGAGCCTATGGGTTAACATCCTCAGATCTCGATGTTATGAATCACCTCATGATGTCAAAGAAGATGAAACCAAAAGTTCTCGCGGGGTTCAAGAAACAGTTGAAGGATCTAACCTCGTAAAACTCTCTTTAGTAAATTTTTGATTGTTTTTGATGAAGCCTTCTTTTTAGGAGTCACATTTGCTTTCGCTCTTGCAAATGCACTCGGTGTCATGAACACGTTTGATGGTGTCTTAGCGGCCCGAAGATTCGCATTTGAACGTTTATTGTTGGGGTGCATCATTTGCATGAGAGACTTGTTCCCTGGTTGCATTCCAAACTTTTTCAAGGCACCTGCTAGTCGTTGATTTCTCTTGGCTGCACTTGAAAAGAGATACTTGTTGCCCAGAGACGTGGCTCTCAAAAGGTTTGTATTTGGTCGAAGTGGTTGACCCCTCTTTGGATACGCGACGCGGATCCTTGTCATGCTGGGATGGTACCCCCGACTATTCAGCGTCTTTTTCGCGTATCTGTTTGAATACTCCTTGTCTATGATGCGAAGAAAGTCTTCAAAACACGTGGAGTTGCTAGTGTTCGCTTTGAACTTTTTGTGTGACCCATAGTCAAAGATGATCACCTTTACGGGTTCTCCGGTCCTCTTGTTCACCATGACCGCCATGTTTCCTAAATGAAGATCACCATGGTACCCCTTTGTGAGCCTCCAAAACTTGAGAACGGCCTCTTTGATCTTGGCGTAAATGGGGTGACCCTGAGCCGGACACGCGCCATGAAGAACTTTTTTCAGATAATCTGGTACCAAAAACACCTTGTGTCCAACTGGGGCAACGGTGAAATCATCCATGATGTACTCGCCGCTCTGGATCATTCCACTCGCATCACGGTTGACCTTCCACGCGTAAATCCTGGGAAAGACACCCGGGAGACTCCCGACTCGAATCTCATTCAAAAAGATTTTTAAAAGATCTGAATTTGTGTTGCTGGTTCTACTCGCGATTCCCATCTTCTTCTTGATGTAACGACCGCCAATCTTAATCACGGAACCGAACGTCGAATTGGCACCCATTCGTTGGCCACTGGATCTGTTTGCTGAAACAGCCTTGAAGAAACCACGGTTCCTCGTCCCAGAACCAGGAACAACATTTAACGCATTTTTAAAGTTGAGTTTGTTGTATGATTTTAAAAATTTTGCATTTGCCGGTATCCACATATATTATACAAGGATAATAGTATGAAGAGGATCCTCGTGGTGGTTCTTGTTGTGATTCTCGCGTGGTGGTTCTGGGGTGGTCGTTTGTCTTCCTCCTTGACCCTCGAACAAGACGGGTTTCAGACACACACACAAGTCCTCAGTCCCACAGAGATTGCGTCGCTCCGAGAGATGGACAACAAGTCTGTGAAAGCGTACATACAGAGTCACCCAAGGGTCCTCGAGATCATAGAGTCTCTTGGTCCCGGGTACGAGTTCCAGGACTACGTGTTTATCCTCAAAAAGTCGAGCATACACACGTGTCACCGTGACGCCAATGGCGATCTCTTTAATGAGGGACAGTCCCATCCTTCGTACACGATGCTCGTCTTTCTCGAGGGCTCAGACAATTGTCTTGAAGTGGCACCTGGATCTCACGATGGACGAAAAGTGAATCTCGAAGGGACCTCGGGGGTCCCGTGTCAGGCTGGTGATATCTTTCTGTTCAATGCCAACATGGTTCACGCGGGTGCCATTGGTCCAGATCGTCTTCGTGTTCAGATGAAGGTGACACATCAAGACGATAGGGAGACTATAAAGTACTATGAGAATTACAACAAGGTGGCTGATCACGACAACCCGCTGCCCGAGTTTATTCGAGGCATTCACCAAAAGGCTTCGTGTGCCTTTCCCTTTGTGGCCGATATGGTTCAGGATGAGGTGAAAGATACTGGTAAAGTATCTGATGGTAAAAAAATGTACTCCCAACTTTTTTATGGAAATTCTGATTTTTATGATTTGAAGGATGCGTTTTAGGTTAATTTATTCCCACTACACAGTATGAAGATTGTGACGTACGCGACACATTCAGAGGGGTTTTTTGATGAACTCACATCAAGTGGACACGACATCAAGGTGCTCGGATGGGGAACCAAATGGAAAGGATTCATGGATAAGTTCAAGGGCATCCAGGAATACATCAAAGAACAACCAGACAATGAGTTGATTGTGTATCTCGATGGGTTTGACTCCAAGATCAACAGAGACCTGAGTGGTCTCGAAAGGGCCTTTGAGTCGATGAATTGTGGGATCCTGGTGTCCCATGAAGACAAGAGTGGGCTCTCAAATTTTCTCCCACTCCCCCTTCACAGATACGTCACCAGAAAGGTCTTTGGCACGTGTCGGGGAGACCACACGGCCAACATGGGGCTTTATATGGGACGAGCTGGTGATCTCAAAAAAGTTTTTCAATCGATTCAAGGAGGTACGGATGATCAACGCGAATTTAACCGTGTCTGTTCTCGTTTTGGAGATCTCATCCGAGTTGACACTGAAAAGGTCATCTTCGAAAACTGTCCAAATTCGACGCATGTTTCCAATGCGTACTTTGTGCAGTACCCAGCCGCACTCAATCTGAAGCGAATTTTTCGATCTCTTGGTGAGTACTACGAGTATTTCATCCCGGAACTTTTGATTCTCGTGGCACTCATTGTGTGGTTCATGATGTGACCCAAGTTTCCGTATGTCAAGAAAGCATGGGGTCCGAAAGACTTGTTTGAATTCCATTATGAATCATACAGGACAATGTATCTCTGGCAAGAGGATGTTTACGATGCAATCAAAGATTACGACACCGTACATTATGGAGGTAGAGATGCAAAAGAAATATTCAAAAAAGACCAAAATAATCGTCCGGTTCGGCTAGAGGAAGCCGATGTTGTCGGTCACCGAGAATCGGATGCGGCGTATCAGAGAGGTAACCCGCATTAAAGATACAAGTTGCTATTAATACAAATGGATTATGCTTTGTTACGAAAGAAATACAGAGCTTGTAAAAGAAGGACCGCACCACCTCCTAAAACATGCGAGACTTGTGGGACTGTGTTGAACCAAAAAGAAGTTGATTCGTGATCAGTATTTAGCTGTGCTATAGATGTAACCAAGTCTGCGGGTATAACATCAGCAGAAGCATTTCAATTAATGCAAGAGTGTGGGTACGGACCTGTCCTCAATAGTTTAATTATTGATGCTGCTTATAAAAATTAATTTAGTGCATCCCTTCGCATTCTTCACAACTCCATTGTGTCTTTTACGCCAAGCATCCCAAGCGCTTTGAGATCTTGCTCTTGAAATTTTTAGTTCCTTAAAGTGTTCCTTGGCGTCAGCACCCTTGTAATACACTGGTTCTTTCAAGTCCTTTATCGCATCATACACTTCTTCTTCCCAATAATACATGTATTTCCAACAAGTTGTACCATTTGTAAAAGCTTTATAAAGTTCTTCCAGATAACACTCGCGTGTTTCAACAATATAATGTGAAATTATTTGGAGTGGTGGTGTTCTTGGAACTGGTTTAGGAAAAAACTTCCATCCATAGACATTTCCATGAGTGTCCTTGTATTGGACACCGGGTATGATTTCAGTGAATGTGACCCCTCCATTTATTAAATATCAATCATCATCTCTAATACATTCTTGTTGTGGAACAACCTTGTTTGGAAAGTGGATGGGTTCACCTCGATGTAATTCATGTAGCACCCAGTGATCATCCACGAGTTTGTAAACTTGATCCGGACCACTTTGTTTTTTATCCCAATATTCGGAGTCTTTTATGAACACGTAAAGAAAGTTATACGGATATGGTGGCTGACAACAAAAGTTAACAAGTTCTGTTATTGGATCTTGGTACTCTGCTGCAAAGTGATACAGTGAAGAGTAATCTTTTATGTATTCGTCGTCTTCTAAATCAAATACATAAAAACTACAAGAGTACACTGTGGGGTACATTTATAACAAAATGTCTCAGTTCTCTAAGTGAAACTCATCATCGTGTTCGAGACACCAACTTCGGAACCTCTTTGGGTGCCACGTCCTCTCCATGAGTTCCTCGCGAAGCACACTGACCCGTTCCTTGCTTTTTTCTTGAAAATCCTCGACAAAGATACTCGGATTTTTTGAAAATGCAGGCCAAAAGATTTTATCAGGATTCTTCTCAATCAAGTGAATAACACTTGGATTACCTGACAACCATGACCAATTAATCTTATCAAAGTTTTTTTCAATCAAGTGAATAGCGTTTGGGTTTCTTGATAACCCATACCAACTAATTTTATCGAGATTCTTTTCAAGCAAATGAATGGCACTAGGATTGGATGATAAAAAATCCCATTCAATCTTCTCAGGGTACTTTTCTAAAAGTTTAATAGCACCAGGATTTTGACATAATGTCCACCAACTAATTTTATCGAGATTCTTTTCAAGCAAATGAATGGCACTAGGATTAAATGTTAACAATGTCCAATCAATCTTATCGAGGTTCTTCTCAAGCAAGTGAATGGCGCTCGGATTTTTTGATAAATTTGACCAGCGAATCTTCTTGGGATTATTCTCGAGTAATTCAATAGCAGATGGATTCATTGATAAATATGACCAATTAATCTTATCTGGGTTCTTCTCAAGCAAGTGAATGGCGCTCGGATTCATTGATAAAAAGTTCCAGTCCATCTTATCCATGTTCTTCTCAAGAAGTTCAATAGCATTTGGGTTTGATGATAAGTATTCCCAATTAAGTTTTTCGAGTGGGATCCAGTCGAGCAACTTCATTCTTGTTCTATGTGCCTCTCAATTTTCTAAGTGAAACTCATCTTCGGTGTCTAAGCACCAACTTCTAAAACGCCTAGGATGCCAGGTCTTTTCCATGAGTTCTTCACGTAAATAATCACACCTCTCCTTGCTTTTTTCTTGAAAATCCTCAACAAAGATGCTTGGATTTTTTGATAACGATATCCAGTCAATCTTATCTTGGTTCTTTTCTAAAAGATGAATAGCACCTTTGTTACATGTTAACTTTCTCCAAACAATTCTATCAGGATTCTGTTCAAGCAAGTGAATAGCACCGGGATTCTCTGATAAATACACCCAATTAATCTTATCAGGGTTCTTTTCAAGCAAGTGAATTGCAACTGGATTCTCTGTTAAATGAACCCAATTAATCTTATCAGGGTTCTTCTCTAACAAATGAATGGCACTAGGGTTTTTAGATAACCAGTACCAATTAATCTTATCAGGGTTCTGTTCAAGTAACTTAATAGCATCTGGATTTGGATTCATTGATAACCATGGCCAATCTATTTTATTGGGGTTCTGTTCAAGTAACTCAATCGCACCTGGATTTTTTGATAACCAACGCCAATCAATCTTATAAGGGTTTTTCTTAAACAAGTGTATTGCAGCTGTATTTGTTGATAAGAAATCCCAATCTATTTTATTAGGGTTCTGTTCAAGTAACTCAATAGCACCTGGATGTTTTGATAAATGTTCCCAACAAATTTTATCGGGATTCTTTTTAAGCAAGTTAATCGCACTAGGGTTTTTAGTTAAACAGTACCAATCAATCTTATCAGTGTTCTTCTCAAGAAGTTCAATAGCACCCGGACTTGGATTAGTCGATAATCTTTGCCAATCAAGTTTTTCGAGTGGGATCCAGTCGAGCAACTTCATTCTTATTCTAGTTGACTTTCAAACTTCTAAGTGAAACTCATCTTCGGTGTCCAAGCACCAACTTCGAAATCTATTCGGGTGCCAGGTCCTCTCCATGAGTTCTTCGCGAAGGGTCTCGACCCGTTCCTTACTTTTAGCTTGATAGTCATCCACAAAAATTGAAGGGTTTCTTGATAATTCACACCAGTCAATCTTATCAGGGTTTTGTTCTAACAAGTGAATGGCAGCCGGGTTCCGTGATAAATGATCCCAAACAATCATATAAAAGGTGATTTATATAGAGGCAATAAAATCACTTACCAAGAAAATCTTAGTGAACTGGATTAGTCATCGTCATCATCCATGTAATCACGTTCCCATCGAAATGAACAACTGTCTGCATACAGTTTCAGTAACTTTCGTTGTTCAGTTGCGGTGTGCGCATCCTTGTACAATTGCCACAAACGTTCACAGTATGTTGACATTTACTTGTTTATACCGGCGAATCTTTAATGTGACAACTTTTTCTTATTGCGATTATAATTTGGTTACAAACCGAGTGGTGAGCGAAGCCCGCGCCGCGGCCGTAGGCCGCTCGTCACTTGGTTAAAAGTCATCTGGTTCTCTTGTCCTTGAATCTTTTTATGAGGACCAATATTCCCATGGTGATGAAGAAAACACACACCCACGTCATCATCGAGTAATTTTCCGAGTGAACTTCTGGGTACAGTCTCTTCATTCGTTCATAGTCGACAATTGGCAATGGGTTCATTACTATTGAGTGTCACGAAAAATTAAAGTTTATATTCGCGTGAGTATCAATGAAGCCAACACTTCTGATCACCGGTGGAACTGGTCTCGTGGGTTCAGCCCTCCGGGATCTCAATCTGGGTGATTACGAATGCGTGTTTCTGAGTTCCAAGGATTGCGATCTCACAAGTTTCACGGAAACACGTAATCTCTTTATAAAAGTCAAGCCAGACTTTGTGATTCATCTTGCGGCATGTGTCGGAGGTCTCTTCAAAAACATGACGCAAAAAGTGAAGATGCTCGAGGATAACTTGGCAATAAACACGAATGTTCTCAAGTGTTCGAAACTTCTCGGAGTCAAACGACTCGTCGCGTGTCTCTCCACATGCATCTTTCCTGATAAAGTCGTGTACCCAATCACGGTTGATGATCTCCACAACGGTCCACCCCACGAGTCAAACAGTGGCTACGCGTACGCGAAAAGGATCCTCGAGGTTCAGTGTCGAGCGTACAACGAGATCCACGGGACAAACTTTGTCTGCGTCGTCCCGACGAACATGTACGGACCTCACGATAATTTTCATCCCGAGGACTCCCATGTGATTCCGGCGCTCATTCGAGCGTGTCACGAGGCCAAACTCAAAAAGGAACCCTTTGTCGTTCGGGGCACGGGGAGACCGCTAAGACAATTCATGTACTCTGGTGACTTTGCGAGATTTCTCGTGAAGACACTCGAGTCATCTGGTAATGAAACCAAAATCATCGCTCCACCGGAAGAGGTTTCCATTTGCGAAGTCGCTCACTACATCAAGGATGCCCTCGGATATGATCCACCAATCACATTCGACGACAGTTTTAGCGATGGACAATTTCGAAAGACTGTGATTGGTGAAGAGTTTGATTTCACCTTTCTCGAAGATGGCATCATAAAAACAGTCAATTGGTACTTGCAGAACCTCGGTCAATTGAGGTGTTGAGAGAACCACTTGACTCCACGAGCCGAGAGAGTTTTTCACCAAGTGTCCTCGCTTCGCTCAGCCACTTGACTCAGTACACCTGAATCGCATTGAGAAGGCCACACGTCTGAAGTCTCTCTCGCCACAAGAGTTCACCAGTTTCAAGATTCACCGCAGCCACTTCGCACTGAAGACCCGGGTCCCCGCGATTGCTCCGTTCCGTGATCGCCGAGATGCCAAAATATGCTGTGGTGTCCTTGACACAAAGTCCCTTGAGGAAACACTTTTCCGAAGACTTCCAGATGACCCTGTCACCGTGTATGAGGGCACCATTGTACGAGTCCAAAATGAGAAAGTCACCGGGTCCTGCGGAACCCTCTTTCCCCGCTCGGGTTCCGCAGGAACCCTCGTACCACACTAATCCATGTGATTGCGTCCCCACGTTGGAACGAATATCAGTCCACCTCCCAGTATCCATGTTCACCTTGACGAGCATACTCGGACCGAGATTGTGTAGCAACGCCCATACTTCACCGTTGTGAACCGCGATTGTGTTCACGTGGTGCTTCTTTGTAAAACATTTGACGTGACGCGTCACCTTCATTGTTGACGAAGACACCTCGACGATACCACCCCCGTCGCAATCAGCCACGAGGATTCGTGACCCGGCGTGATCGCGGCACGCATCGTGTGTAAACACACTGGGCAATGGGACCCGTTGACCGCTTATGAGATTGAGTAGACACTCCCCTTTTGAGCGTGAAACAACCCACGGATACGCGAGACCATAGTAGACGCCTTCGCCCTTGTGAAGCGGTGCGGCAACTCGGCTATCTGTATCAAAGAGAAGCACTCGAGAATGTGTACTGACGAGGAGCTTCACCATTTACTTTTTCCTGTGCAATTTTTCTAGACCGAGTATGAGTGACAGATTAAAGAATGAAAGTGCAGCAAGTTTCGAAACTTCTTTCTTCATTACATTGAGTACCAGATTTTTCGAACCTATGCGTCACGATTGGCTCGCTTCGCTCACCAATCGGTTCTATTTCACATCAATCAATAAATGAACTCGGTCCTCCTGACCACGATTCACGACACCGTGTCTCTTGCCGTCATTATCAATCTCCCACATGTGACCTCGTTCCAAGTGTTTTGTTTCGCCACCGACGGTAAAGAGACACCCTGGATTGGTCACAATTGGAATGTGAATTCTCGAGTAAAGCCTGAAATGAGGGGCAGCGTCAACATGTGTGGGGATCCCCTTGCCTGCTGGAAGTTTAATTAAGAGGGCCGTGTGTATGTGTCGTCCCAATTTCGTCGAAATCACATCGAGATCATCCTTGAAGGTCTGATACCACTTGTGTGGGACGTCCTCTGGACTCGGGACTTCGTTCCAAAGAAGAGGCACTGTGAGTGTTTCCCTGTGAACATTGAATCGCGTCTGACGAAACGTGTACTCGTTCCAATCGAGCTGAGACAACTTTTCTTCAATCGAGTCGACGTTGATGACACCGTGATGAACGAAATTCTCCATTAAACAAGACTCTTTTAATATTAATAGAACCAAGTCGCGACCCAAGGGCTACAAGTGACTTCGCTTCGCTTGTCACTTGGTTAAAATGGAAATTGCGCGTAGATACATTGACCCAAGTGACTACTTTTCACTCATATGTGTCTCCAAAGAGTACCACAGGATATTCAAAGAGATGGAAGGACCGGTGAGACTCACGAGGTTTCTCCGCGACAATGGGATCAATAAACACGTGGCTGGAGCAATGCAAGGCCCTGAGCTCCTTGGTGTCTTGAGCCGCGTCTTTGATGGGTACTATCCCAATGGGTACCACGCGAGATACTTTCAAAAACTCAGAATGGATCTCATCTTTGATGGGATCCTCGAAGGATAGTCAACTTTAATCATTCATAAATGTATGAAACCGTGGCTCATTGCAATGATTGTTGTGATGATTCTTGTTTTAGCTACTGGCTACGTTGTATACAAGATGGAACACGGTCCTCCTCCTCCAGGTCCCCCCGGAACAACATTCAGAGGCATCAATGGCGCGTGTCAGTGTGATTCAAAGACACTATTAAAGAGTGGACTCACTGGAGGTCTTCTCACGAGTGACATCGACCCTCAGTACACAATGATGTTTTCATTTTTTAACGGGTGTCCCAAGACTTTGTACATTGTCGGAACGTGTGCTGGTGGAAGTGGACGCGTGTCACTGTTGAACACCCAAGTTTCTCCGAAACAATTGCTTCGCCAAGGAATCACTCTGAATCAAGTCAATGCCGGTGTCATATGGGTCACAGACAATTCCAAATTATTGGATTCTCTTCGTGCAAACCCCCTTTCAGAACCTGATCCAACACAGACGCTTCGTCTCGAGATGACAATCGTAAAAAACGGTGACGGCACGTGGACAAACGGTGGAAACATCTCGTATGTTGATGCCACGAGTATTCCAGCGCTCATGTATTTTGGACCCGGAAGAATTCAAGGTGTTGATGACAATCCAGACACCAACAACAAGTTGAGTTACACCACGTGTACACAAGATCAACTCATGAAAGATTGCCCAACAATGGTTTCAGAGTACAACACGTGTATAGCTCCGGGTCACTTTTGTAACACTGCAAATAAAGGAAATTCCAATTGGAGTAAAATTTGTGACGATTCCACTGGTGATATGAGTTCCTACATCAAAGCGTTTGGTCTCGACAAAATTGATCCTAGACTCACCGTTGACAAATCTGGCGTGTGGACGCTTTCGAGATATCTTTATAACAATGGAAGCAACTTTAATTCAACACAGACCCCATACGAACTAGGATCCTTTTATTGGCCTACGCCTGACAAACAGGGGACTTCGTATTCATTCACCCCTGATGAACAATCACGTATGTTCGTCGGTCAGGTGGATTCGAGTGGGCGAATCATCGGGGCTCCTGACACCACGCAACCGGCGCCATCAGATGCTCGAATCAAAGCGTACAACACCGTAATGAACGGGTGGGCAATCGCCAGGGGTATGTGTGATCCGAGTGACGTTCTCAATTCGTGCGGAGGACAAAATGGGGACTACATGGCTACGTACACACAAAAGACGAGTGACTTGAACAATTACACAAAGGGAATCAACAACTTGGCTTCAAACACTGCTGCGTGGCATACTGGAAAGTTTCCAGATAACCGATACGCCAAGTACGTGACTGAACACACGCATCTCATTTATGGGTTCCCGTATGACGAGGGGCCCTTTGGTGGATACACGTCAACCATTGTCCCTGCTGGTACGAAACCCCAAATGTGTGTGATGTTTTGTCCGTCGTGTTCACTCATCGATGATCAGATAAAGTGATACCAAACTTTTTCTTGATGAGTGCCTTAGCACCTGTCATTGTAGGCTTTGACCAAAGGAGCCACCGTGACCAAAATCCGGCTGTGTGAATCCCTGATTTGGTCCAGTTTTCATGCATACGAGCGTGTCTCTTCACGTACCTCTTCTGTCTAGATACACCCTGGTACTTATCAAGAGTGAAGTCCAGATACCCTTTCTGGCCAAAGTCCACGTGTTTTCCGTTTTCGAACGTGACTCGCCACTTTTTTTCACGCTTGGGACTCTTTTTTAAAAAGACTTTCAAGCGGCTGGAAGCCGCGCGCGATCGGAGATCGCTCATCACTTAAATTCACGCATCATTTTTGCGCGAAAGTTTTGGAGTTTCATAGGCATCTTTTTCCAAAACTCCTTTGGATCCTTTTGATACAGATCCCACGTGTCTGTGACCATCCGGTCACTCTCGTACTCTTCGGGTTCTTCCTGTGACAGGGTCACTCGATACTTGGCGTATTCTGGGTCCTGGAGACACGCGAGTGTGTATCCAATATCGAGAGGCTCTGTGTCCACCATCACTATGAGATGCCAACAAGGAGCGGCTTCATTGACGCGGCAAAACCCCTGAATGAGTTTCGAAGGATACGAATTCATATAAAGCACCTCGTGAAGGATGACTGGTCCCGTGATTCCGACACCATCAATCTTGTTGAGTCGCATCTTTAGAGCCAAGCGTCTCTGAATCTCTGATGGAGTCATCTGGTTATTACACGTGTTATGTTTCTAACTTTAAAACCAAGTGGTGAGGTCGAAGACCGAAGCCACTTGTGACATCAGATAACCCGAACTTTACAATTTTGAGAAATTCTAAAGTTGGATTTTTTGTTTTTCCGCGCGGTTTGGGCTACAAGTGACTCGTTTCACTCGTCACTTGGTTTTTTAGACATCATCTTCATAATCAGTCTCCTGCTGGTCTTCGTCGGCTTCCTCCTCACCCTCTTCAGAGGCTTCTTCGGGGGCGGCTTCCTGGATGGTACCAGGTGGCAACTTGAAGGCAAACTTTGGAAGTTTTTTGGAAGCCTCCATGAGAACTTGGAGCAACTTGACGGATACTCCAAATTTATTGTCCACAATCCAAATCTGGTTCAGTTCGATGATAGCCATCACTCGCTGACCCTTTTCGAGACTCGTCAATGGGACTTCCTGTTGCTTCATGTTGTACGCCTCTGGGATGAACTTTCCAGACTTGGCGTCCATTCCAATCTTGCACTTCAAAGTCGAGGGGTACTCAGCCTTGCCTGCGCGGATCATGGGTTTATGAAGCGCCTCCTTGAGGACCGCAACATTAAACTTTTTGCCAAGCCACTCTTGTGAGTTGGCTGCAACTGTGTTCAACACAATTTCGTCGAGTTTGCCAAGCTTTTCCATGAGTGTGTCAACTTCGGAATCTCCGGCATCAAATGACAGATCAAGTGAATAGGTCGTCTTCTTTGAGTTCTCATCTGTGTAGGCACTGAGTCCAAAGGGCGTGCGCATGAAGGGTAACTGCAGCTGCACCTTTGAACCACCAGGTCCACTCAAGTAGACAGCTTTGCCGCCATTCTTGAGCTTGTTGAACTTGCCAAACTGAACAGAGGAGACATCAAAATCGGTGGAGGTTTGAATGGAACTCATCTTTGCTTTGTTACTTTACTAGTGTGTGTTTTCTTTAATACACCGATTGACCGACACCGAAGGTTCTCAACTCGCACTTGGCTCTTACTGACTGCACGACCCTGTGGAGTCCCTTCGTAAATTCATGAGTCCCCACGTGACAAAGAGAAACACCACGGCGTGAAGGATCAAACCGGAGGTGCTGGCACACCCAGTCGGTCCAGAGACCCACGTGCCAAAGACGCTCCTGGTCAGCCTGTACGTCTCGGGACTCGCGATCAAAAAGAAGATGAGCGCTGAAATCAGGGAAATAACAAACTTGTCTTGCTGCTTGCGACCACCGCATCCGCATCCGCAATCTTTAAAGAAGCCCATTTGGTATCTGCATTGAAAAAAAACCAAGCTGACAGTATGGAAGGCGACGGGATTCCCTGGAGTTGGATCTGGTTCCTCGCCGCTGTGCTCACATTCGTCCTCGGATACTTTATCAGCGGTGATCTCAAAAAGTTTTTCAAGAAGAGACACGATAAACCAAAAGTAACACCCGGTGGAGAAAAGATTGATGAACCACTTCCACCCAAACCGAGTCCCTCAGACGACAGTGGAACATGTGTCTTTGAAAACGAGGATCTCATACTCAAACAAGTGTACGATTATACAGGGAAACTCGTGAAACAAGGGACGAAGATCTCTTGTTCTGACTGTAATCAGTACGTGTTCAGGGATGAGGACGGTTGTGTCCCATATGGATACGATAAAACTGAGAAGGGAGGTGTCTGCACAATTGGCGGATACGTTCCAAAGGCGTGTAAAACAAACAAGGACTGTGTAAACTCAACAGACAGAAGATCCACATGTGACACGACAAAAGGGTTTTGTACTCACCCACCGTGGGTCATTCCTGATTCAAAGGTGTGTCCTTTCTAAAAACCAAGTGTATCTTAGTAAATGTGGGGTCAACTCGTTGGACTCTTGATGATTGTGTCCCTGATACTTTTTCTCGTCTTTTGGTTTTGGTCTGGGAACCCCGATCCCGAACAAGACCCAGGACCACCAGAGGCACAGCCACTCATGTGTTCATTCGACGGTTCAGATCTTTTCAACAAAAGAATTTACACAGCCACAGGGACACTTGTCGTCGAAGACGTGAAAGACGCTTGTTCGAATTGTTCACAGTACGTGTATCGTGATCAAGACGGGTGTACTCCTCTTGGCTACGATGAGTCAGTCCCAGTGTGTATTGCCGGATTCAGGAATACCACGGGAAATTGGAGTGTGCCACCTCCGAAGACTTGTTCCTTTTCGAGTTCCTAGAGTAACTTGAATGGGGACGAAGTCCCCTATTCAATTTGAACGCCCAAACAAATATAAATCAGGACCCCCAAAAATTTTTTAAAATGAAACAGTAGAATGTCCTCTGGGGGCATAGCACAGTTGGTGGCCATCGGGGCCCAGGATGTTCATCTTACAGGGAACCCAGAGATTACCTTTTTCAACTCAACGTACAAAAGACACGTCAACTTTTCTCGAGTCACGGATCAACAGGTGATTCAGGGAAACCCAAAGCCCGGAAGTATGTCAACCGTCAAGTTTGACCGCAAGGGTGATCTTCTCAACTACGTGTACATCACCTTGATTGACTGTCAACACTCCAACGTGGTCACAGTCTCTGACTGGCGCAACGTGATTGACTACATTGAGTTGTACATTGGCGGTCAACTCATAGACACACAAAGTTCTGAATTTTGTGAACTCCTCGCGATTGACATGATGGCTCAGAATCTCACCATGAGTTCAGCGGGTGGTCACCACAATGGCGCAGGACACTTGTCCGAGTTTTATCCACTTCGATTCTTTTTCAACGGGAGTGTCACGTCAGCCTTGCCCTTGACTGCGATGCAATACAACGAAGTTGAGATTCGAATCCACTGGGCCACCGGGTGGTTCACTCCAATCATCACGGAGCCCTCGACGACTGTTGTACCGGCAAATTACCGATTCGAGGTGCACGCAAATTACATCTTTTTGGATGAAGGTGAACGAACAAAGTTGACCAGGAAGCCGATTGATATGCTCATTTATCAGGTCCAGGCTCTCCCAGCGAGCAATACGTGTTCGCAGGAACTCGATTTCAACGGACCGGTGAAATACATCACGAGCAGTTCTGTGCCATCGAACAAACCATTGACCCTGAACTCGAATCAAAAGTACGTGTCTGGCCAAGTCAACGGGCTCTGTGACATTCACACAAAGGTGAAACTTCAAATTAACGGTGAGGACATTGGCGACTTTCGGTACGCGGTGCCTCATTTCACAAGTGTCATGTCGTATTATCACTGTCCCTATGACAATGGGAACTATCAGACGCACTTTTTGTATCCCTTTTGCATTGACACGAGCAAACTTCAGCCATCTGGGACGCTCAACTTTAGTCGTCTCGACTCGGCGCGAATTTACACGGATAAAGAACCAATCACTGGGACCATCTACGCCGTGAATTACAACATCCTTCGCATAGATCAAGGCATATCTGGTCTCATGTACGCGAATTAGAAAACCGAGTGGGAACCCACAAAAATATCAAATGTTTTGTTTGATATTTTTGGTGTCAGTAAAAATTTCAGGGGTCAAGTGTTTTCTGAAGTTTTGGATCACGAGATGCTCCTTCGTCGCATCTCGGTTTTTAGTTCACCTTGGTCATGTCAACAAAGACCTTTCCGCCAATGTTAAACACGTGATACACGGCGTGTCCAGCTCCGGTAAAGCTGCTCAAGTACGTGAGACCGTCAGTCGGGGCACCGAATGTCTGGGAGCCATTGACGTACAGATACAAGTGGCCATTCGGGGACAGTCCAGTGATGTTGAGACCAGTGACTGTTCCAGTTGCGTCGGAGATTGTGGCGCTTCCATATATGACACCAGTGGCTGTGACGCTGATGATGCCACCAGCTGTTCCTGTGTACACGGCAGCCGGAGAAGCAATTTGTGGGTCAATGCCACCGGGTGTAAACTTCATGACTGAGATTGTCGTGACACCGCTGAATGTAGTGGCACCAGATACATCGAGACTCTGCGCCAAGACGCCAGTTGCCTGAACAAGTTCACTGGTGACAAGTTCACTGGTCACTGCATCCGTGGTGAGCGAGGCGGACGTGATGTTACCAGCGACATTCATAGAGGGACCGTAAAAGTTGATGTTGTCACCGTTGGCGTGAATATCAGCAACCTGGAGCCTGTTCAAGTTCAACAAGTTCATGGCGGCAGTGTTCGAGTTCAAGGCATCAGAGATGACAGTGCCACCGGTGAATGTTGTGGCGGTCACGTTTCCAGAGACTGTGACTTCATCGGCCGAGAGAATGGGGATATCTGCAGAGGCCACAGTCAGGGAATCTGTTGTCACGGAACTGGCACTCACATTTCCAGAGAACAAGCCGGCAGTGACCCTTCCACCGACAATGACGTTGCTTGACACATTGAGACCAGTGGTGGCGTTCGTCAGACTCACGGTCCTATCAGACGTCGCTCCGTTTTCGGTGACATCCTGCAAGGTGCTTGTGACGTTGAGATTTGTGAGCTGAGAGCCGTCACCGATAAAGGCGGCAGCAAACAAATTTCCAGATACGTTCATTCGAGGACCGTAAAAGTTGATGTTGTCACCGTTGGCGTGAATATCAGCAACCTGGAGCCTGTTCAAGTTGAGCAAATCAAAGGCGGCAGTATTGGCGTTCAACTCTTCGGTGATGACTGTGTTCGCGTACACATTCGTGACTGAAATATCTGTAAACTCGATGGTGCCTTCCACTGTCAAGTCGCCATTGACAACCACATTTCCACCAATCGTAAAGAGACCGTCGTCAATTGTGAACCCCCCATTCACAACCAAGAGACCAGTTGAATCGGTTGTGATGATGCCACCACTCGAACCAAGTGTCGACGCCTGAAAGTTTGGAGCCTTGACGTTGTTGGTTGACACGAGGGAGTCTGAAAAGGCATCTGGACCGAAGGTCATGGTGTTCCCGAGGGTCACATTGCTGTCAAAAATCAGGGACGCCCTGTTCTTGTCCCCAAAAATCGATTTGAGGTACAAGTCGGCGGCGCTCAAGTTCAGCCTACCGAAGTTGGGATTCGTCTGCGTCTGCGTATACGTAAAGCTCATTTACCATGGGTCACTATTTTTTTTGGGTTCAAAATCCTGGAGTGTTCAAACTCCCATGACTGAATAGTTGAACTTCAGATGATTTCCTCCAGAAACTGAACTTGTGGCCGTACAAACCTGAAAGTATCCCGGGTACACCTGAACAAATGGGTTCAACTGACTTGCGTGCACATTCCCAGGTGTCACGACAACAGATGGTGTATCAGAATAGGATGCCCCGAAGACGACATTGGCGAGACCGTAGACATCTGTCTCAATGGTATCAAGTGTCCCAGAATTAGACACCACCAAGTCAACACGGCCACCTGCGTCGGAAACAGTTGACGAATACACTATAATTCTCGACGAGAGACTACCCACTGATGGCAAAACACTTGACCGAGATATCACGTGACCTGGTAAAATGAGATTTTGTGCTTGAATAATCTCACCATCAGAAGAGTACCCAAGAGCCATGGCAAAAACATTTGTCTCTCTAACAGGGTTCACGTAAAAGGCGCTATTCACCTGTGTTGCAAACAATGAACCACTCGCGTTCAAAACGATGGAGTTTGAATTTGGAGTGGATGAATTTGCGCCAATAGCAATAGAATTGAGTCCCTGTGTTCCGCCAGAGTTTATTCCAATAGCAATTGCGTTCGAACTTTGATTTGTTCCCGCGTTTTTTCCAATGGCAATGGCGGATGAAGCTTGTACGCCTCCGGATTGATATCCAAGTGCAATATTGTATGTACCTTGTGTCTGTCCAGCGTATTGTCCAACAGCTATAGAATTCGTACTCTGTGAAAACCCAGCATTTTGACCAATGGCAATTGCTGAATTTTCTTGTGTGTATCCTGATTCAAATCCAATCGCAATTGATCTGAGATCTTGTGATTGTCCACTTGCGCGACCAATGGCAATGGCGCTGTCACTTTGACTAAATCCTGCACCTTGTCCAATAGCCACTGTAAAGTTATTTTGATTTACGCCAGAAAATGCACCAATGGCAATTGAATATGTATCTTGTACTTGTCCAGACAATTGTCCGATAGCAATTGCAGCTTCATTTTGATTACCACCGGCATTGGCTCCAATGGCAATTGCCGAATTTTCTTGCGTGTATCCTGATTCAAATCCAATCGCAATTGATCTGAGATCTTGTGATTGTCCACTTGCGCGACCAATGGCAATGGCGCTGT